CTACCATTATCAAAAGTAATGGAGCCGGTAAAAGCACCAGAGACCAGCAAATTGCCTGGGATTGTTACAGAACCCGAAGAATCGACACTAAGCCGGGAAGCTCCTCCTGTAACTAACGCAATCTGATCTGCTCCAGGGCTAATGATGCCGGTATTTGGATCATTAATAAATTTTAACGCACAGCTAGATAAACTACCCACATTCAGAGCGCTGTTAGACCCATCTTCACGCAGCAGTGGATAACCAGCTATCTTAACACCGTCATGAACAACGCAAGTTTTTTTTGTAGTGTCAACAACAACCTCTCCATCAGCACCTATAAATGTGGAGATGTCAGCTGTAGTACCACGGCGAAACTGTACTTGTGTAGCCATAACTGCTTTAACTATTTACATATTCTACGCCTAAACCCTCACTGAATTTTTAGGCTACACTGCATACTTTTCCTATCCATTAGGCGCTTCGCCCTAAAAAGCCTAGGCTGTTCTACCAAATTCGCCATCGTAATGACCGGCCGGGTCCCACTACGCACACTTACTGCGTCAGGCGCCTACTGCCTGTACTAATTTCAGCAGTATCAAACAGAACAAGTTTGAATTGTAGTGCTTTTTTACCTTAAAATAGAAGAAGAAGTTAAAATGCGCCAGTGACTCCAGAACTGATTGTAGCTGTATTATCCGGAAGCGCAGGCGCTTTTGCTGGCCTTTCGAGAGCGTTGTCGAACTTCAATAAAAAGATAGAAACACGTTTTGGCAATTTAGAAAGAGAGATTGACAGTTTGCAAGACCGTGTAATACAGAACTATGTACTGAAGGAAGATTTTCTGCGTGAGGTCCAAGCTGTCCATTTAAAATTAGATCGTATATTAGATCACATTTTAAATCACGGCCGCTAATTAGGTAGCAATCCAAGAAGCCGTCGTTAAGTCGTATATAAAAAGTCCAGGAATCAGTTTGTCGTAATGAAGTTGCCCGTCAACAGGGTTAACCGGTTTACCGTCACCAATAGAAGAAACAGCTTTTGGCGTTTGCCACGTACTCCCATCATATAGCTTTTGAATGTATGTACTTGATGTATCTAGCCAAGATTCGCCTTTACTGAATAAGTTAAAGCCAGTAGCTGGAGTATTGGGCGCTGTAGCGCCGATAAAAGTAGGCCCAACTTTTATTAAATTTGTGGAAGGCGCCGCTACGTTATCCGCAAAATAAAGGCCAGGATCAGCAGAATTGAAATTAATTGCTAGTTCTGCATTACCTAGGCGAATTGGAAAAGGCCTGTCAAAGGCGATAGATGAACGTCTTGAAAGAATCTGAACAGCCATCGTTAACTATTGATGTAAAGGCTTGCATCGACTATTGTATCCAAGACTGTTACAGGACTGTACGTTTCTGCCTCAATTTGGACAAGTGTATCTACATTCTCGAGTGGAACGCCGTTACGGTACTCCCCACCGTCAACAAATCCAAACTCAAATTCACTAGTATATTCACTTAAGGGCTTATCAAGAAAACCGAATTTAGCTCCCTGAATAATTTTAGGATCTAGATTAAATAACTTATTGACTAAACCTGTAAAACGGTTTGTACTATTTGCTACAATACCTATCCGACTTAATTTACCTTCCCCATCGCGTCGAATATTGTCAGTTAAGACCATTGTTGTTAGTGCTGGACCGAAGTTTGCAGCCTGTTCTGGATTATTGCCCGCACCAATAACTACTTGACTTCCAGCCCAACCTAAATTTTGCGAATCAAAAACATAACGCTCAGTTACTTCTTTTAAACGTTGACTCTCACGATCAAAATTTTTGTAGAACATCTCTAATCCAGCTCCTACAGGTTGGTCACTAGGTTCTAACAACCAAGTGTTTACATATTCGTGCGGTTTTAAATTAGATACCGTGCAGTACCCTGATGTTGTATCGGCAAATGGATAGACAATTGTAAATGTATCTTTAGATGGTACACTTGTTATCGTATACTCTCCCTCAATTGCATTTCCGCTTGTAAAGTCGATCTGAATACGCCTATTAGCCAAAAGTCCGTGATTAGGCGCAGTAACAGTAATATTTGGCCCAGATTGTTCGTAGCGTGCGTTAATTGAGATGGCCCCACCACCTTCGTCATGGATCAATGCCCACATTGAAGCGTAAATGTGCTTACACCAGCGCATCTGGTAGTAAAGCAAGTTTTGGAATGAAAACCGCTCAATATCTTCATATTCAGGCAGTTGGTAAAAGTTATTTATTGTCGTATAGCCAATATCTTGAAAAACGCCAGGAGAATCGCGAGTTTCTGTAAAAGTACCATCAGGATTTAAGATGCGACCTGGTTTTAAATTTGCCAACTGTGTTTGAGGGAACCTACGCTGCCTAAGTTGGCTATATAAGTTGTAATTATCACGCTTACTGAAGTCTTCACAAGAACACTGCCACCGTAATTCAGTTGTTAGATACCTGCCGACTTGGAATCCTCTGTGTGCAGGAACAACTGTTGCTGTAATTCCATCTGTAGTTTTTGCTGCGTAACTATCGTCTCTTTGAAAAATCAATTCATTCGTAGTAGCGTCCGATCCGGTGACTGTATAGCCCACATAATCTAGATAATTGAATCCACGAAGAAGACGGCTAACTGCAGCCACACCTGAAGTTGATCCACTCGTGATTGTCGTAATCTCGAGCACAGTCGCGCTAATAACAGTGACTTCGTAGCGTCCAGAGGAAACAAGTCCTGTCCCGATGCCTAAATAAATTGTATTGCCAGTAGAAAGACCGTGATTTTCGGCGCAAGTAAGGGTTACAGTTGAACCTGTACGGCTATAAGTAGCGGTAATGCCTGGATCGCGTTCAATTACACGATCTGTCATCCGTTCACCAGGCAATAATGCTGTTTCAGTGGGTAAAAACCTCAGCGCAACTCGAATAAAGCGCCAGCGAGTGTCTGTAAATGCTGTCGAAACGGCGTAAGCAACGTTTCCACTTGTCGTCAGCGGTGATACAGCAATAACTGTGAAGGTATTTTGTGTTTTTTCGGTGATTGCAAGCGTATCGGTTACGGCAGTTCCTGATGCGAATGCTAAATAAACGTTATCTCCTGGAAATAAACCGTGATCAGGGCTGGTAACAGTGATTGTAGTACCGCTCTGGATATATGTTGCTTGTACTGAGGGGCCTAAATAGCGTACACCAAGAATTGGAAGCCCGTAATCATAGAAAGTGAACGAATTGGTATCACGCATACCAACAAGTTGCTCCCCGATGTCTTGATTTGTTGATGGATACGTGAATAAACGCGCTGGAACAAAAACTCCTGGATATTGCTGAAAAGAAAAATAAAGCCGATAGTCACCTCTAACAGGCCGCTCAACATCACTCGAGCCTAAAGCACTCTGTGTGATTGAATAAAGCTCGTAACCGCGTCGCCATCGGGTCCACAATGAATCATGATTGTAAAACCGCACTTCACTCTCAATTTCTGGAGAAAGCGACGGGTCAAACGGATTTTTAATTTCCGCTCTTTTATCTGTTCCGTTAAATTTTGTGAGACCAGAAAATTTTTTATCGAGCTTCCCGCTAAAAGGGCTGCCCTTTGATCTAGAGAACCCGCCTACACCGAAGGGCATTGTTAATAATTAATAGTAACCGCCTTGCGCAGTGACATAAAATCCGTTAGTAAGTGCAGTTGTCCCACTGTAAGCAGCGTACAGAGCCTGTCCACGCTTCAGCATCATGCCACGGATTTTAGGTGCAGTTGCACTATTAGCTGTGAAAAAATTTGAACCAGCCTGTACGGTTGGATGATTAATCAAAGGAAGAACATTATATTCAGTAAGACTGTAATACTGATGTTCGTAAGTAGCTGGAATACTGACAGTAAATAGGGGAAAGAATTGGTTAGTGTTTGTAACCGATCCGGTTTCAACCAAGTAGATACAAAAATCTAAAGGCAGTCTGCACTCGACATTACCTGTAATTGGTCCAGAGACGCTTGGGATTGTGCCAGTGAATGTGGTTGGTGTTACTGCAGTGACATTGACGGCCTGATCAATTGGAGTCGTTCCACTGCTGTACGAAGTAAAGTTCAGATAAACCTGCTGTCCAACCTGAACATTATGGCCACTACTAATAGTGACAACAACATTGGTGCTGTTGGCTGAGTACGTGCCCGTAACCGCAGAAGTTGCGTCAATAAACTCGGTATTACGTTTCGAATACTGGAACCAAATCTCATCAATATACGCACCACTAATCGACGTATCTGTCTGTGCAGAGTCCACGTCAAAAATTTTGGTCGCATTTCCAACCGCAGTCGGTACCAAGCTAGTCGAAAACGCTTGGCCTGAAGCCACAGTAACTAAGCTAGAAGTAGTCGCCGGACGATCAACAAGAAGCGGCTGCTTGTTTGAGCTAGACGATGACAATTGACGCTACTCTCCCTGTACGATGCGTTTTGTTGGGTAAATTCTAATGCAGACAACCTTAATCAGGATGCCTTCTTTTTCTCCTTCCGCATCCGCGCTTTTTTCACAGCCTCTTTACGGCGCTCTTTGTCAGTAGGTTCCTTGTCAGATTTTTTATCAGATTCCTTTTCAGACTCCTGGCCGCCTTTCTTCTTAAAATGGGCCAGCAGCTCGGGAGGCATCTTACCTTTAGCAGGCATCGTATTGAGTACTGAAAACACGTATAGGTATATTCTAATACGTGACTAAGCTATCTAATACAAGCTTTCTTGGAGATCGTCTACCTCACCACCAGCTGCGTAGGGATTTTCAAGAATTGGTTCCTCCGCAAGATTGTTTAAATCCACATTAAAGGCTTCTCCAGCAAGGCGGGAACGGCCGGAATTTCTGCGTGGTAATCGACTACCTATTGCGTAGTAACCGCCTTCGGTGGCGAGCATCGCCTGAAAATCGCCAGCATTGGTCCGGAGAGGAAACTCATATGGTTCGCGCCTGGTGGTGATACCAAGCGTATATCCCATCTTTTCTCCAGCGCGTCTAGCCATTGTTCTTCCTCCTCGAAGCTAATTCGACGGCACGGCGAGCCTTGCTTGCACGTTCTGTATTCGGTACAAACTGACGACCTGTTCGAGAAGCCCGTTGCTTCTTTTCATCTGTACGCTTACGTTCCTCGGGACTCAGCCTTGCCCACGCTTCTTTTGGTAAGTAGCGTTCGGTACTTTTTTGTCCGGGCTCGATTGCTTTGTCGCTCATCGGACTACTGAATCGGTCCACCATGTAGCCAAGCATCACAGGTGCGGGAGCCTGCACACTTGAATTTAAATAGCTGACAGTAGCCTAAATCAGCTCGGCATTGTACATCGTAAGGATCTACTGCGCCCTGCTCATTGATACCTTCAATGATGCAAGATAAAATTTTATCGGATTGATCAAAAGCCGCACAATTACAACAAAGAGCTGTTTGTACAGTATCAAGATCACTATTCCAAAGTTCAGCCTTCTTTTCCCAGAAGCCTGGATCTGGCGCATCAGGATTTAACGGGCCATAGCCAAAGTTCTTAATAGTCCAATTACGATTTTTGATATTTTCTTTAATATCAGTTGTGGAACGTGGACAAGCTCCACCAACTTCTGTTACTTTTCTGTTGAGCAGAATAGTTATTTTTGGGTTGTCTTCCAGAGCCAAGAATTCCACGTTGATAACACCTATATAAACAGTCTAACCTTTACCTTTCTCGTATTCTTTACGAGTCATCCACTTCTGCTCGCCCCAGCGATCCAAAGATTTCTGTGATTCCGTCTTACCGCCAGAATAACCACCACCTCTTTCTTTATATGCTCTGGCGAGCATTTGTGCTTTTCTTGCCGATCAGTATTTAGTAGCCTTACGGCTACGACCATTCTCCTGATTTACCACCATCAGAACCGGCCATGATTCGTTTTTTCAAGCGCTCACGAAGGTCAGGTTTTGTATAGTTGCCCTTGTTCTCAGCCATAGCTGCCTCGTTTTCGAAGGTAAATAACAGCATTTGTTAATGTATCTATATTATCACCGAATAAACCCAAGGCTCTGTTACACTCCTTACATAACAATCCTCTAAACTCGTTTGTTTTATGATTATGATCCATAGCCAGAGACTGTGCATCCTTAGGTGGCTGTTTGCAAATCGCACATAAACCCTTTTGAACTTCAAAAACAACTTCATATTGGTTTTTTGTAATACCTCTGCGCTCGTATTTTTTATGTTCATGATGCAATAAATCTTGTCCTCGCTTTTTAACTTCCTGATAATGCTCTTTATTGTTATTCACCCATTCGTCCCATTTTATTTTGTTGCAAGCTTTACAAGAAGAGTGTAAATACGTTTTTCCATCCTGTTTTCTTTTTCTAAAACAGTCCCAGTCTAAATAATGCGCACATTTAGAGCACTGCTTTTGCCCATCGGCTCCATATAAAAGTTTAAATCGACGCGTAAGAATAGAGCTGCAGTCTCTACAAACACTACTTCTTTTTATATTCCCTGCAGAAGTATAGCCTTTATTTTGAAACTGCTCATGCGGCTTCCTAATTCCGCATTCACGGCAGAGCTTTTGCATGGGGCGGTGGCTTTGTGCTTTTCTTACTATAGCACAAAATTATTGGCCAGGCTTACCACCTTTTGAGCCCGCCATAATCCGATCTTTAAGATTTTCGCGTAATTCTGGTTTGGTGTAGCTCATTAGAAACCTTGCGAAGGCTGTTTATTTAAAATGACAGGTGGAATATTATCTACCCTGCTACGCACCACCTCACGCATGTAAGCAGGGTTATTCAACTGGAACCTAGGATCATCTTCTCCATTATACGCAACAACAAAATCACACTTGCTGTGCTGCTCCTTACGTTTGTCGTTGAAAGGGTCACTAAAACTTGAAGTCGTCAAGCTATAATCCCTGTACATATTTTCGTACGTAACAGGGAAAGAGGGCGAATAACCGGGAACAGCAGCAAAACGCATTACGCTAAATAATTTGGAGTCTGGTTAAATGCGCCCATTAAAAGCTGCAATGGATCAATTGACGATTTAATTTGTGATGTTTCTCCAGATATTAGCCGTTTTGCATACGCGGCTAGAAAATCATCGCTATCTTGTTTTTGAGTTTCTCCAATGCCAGGGAGAATAATATAAGTGTCTCCTTGTCTTGGTTGTTGTTGTGTGAAAGGTTGAACAGGCTGTGGCTGCATTGCAGCCTGTTCCCCTTGCTTACCACCGATAGTATGAAGAAGACGAATTTCGTATGGAGTACCCTGAGCATCAGTTGTTTTGATGCTGCCGTAACCACGACCAGGAGTGAATGTGCCTGGGCCTTCCCAGGCTAAAGGTACGCCTGCACCAATACCATAGTCCTGCCCCAAGTGGAACGTCGATGCCCCCTTGGTTGGTGCGGCACGTTTACCGTAGCCAGAAGTGATTGGATACGCAGGATTCCATTGTTCGCCTTGTTGTTGCCACAAAGCTTTACGGTCTTTATCTACTTTTAGGCGAGTTAAAAGCGAGCGGATTGTACCTGGGTCAATATCTTGTCCGTCTTTTAAAACCCGCACATGTAAGTGCGGTGCTGTACTTGGATAAATATCTTCCGCAGTGGTGGCAATACGGCCGACGTCCAAGTAGTCTTGTGCTGCTGTTTTCGCCATGGTACGTGGTTAGTATTGCGGTGCTTGGTCTAACCCAAAAGCTTTAGTTAGCAGAGCAAGAGAGTTCAGACCTGTATCTATTTTTTGTGTGCCCGGATCAAGAATAGTTTTTAAAATGAAGCGATCTAAATTCTCTTTGGGGTCGACCTGTGGCTGCATGCCCCCAAACAAAATGAAAGTGCGGCCACCAGGTGCGGCTGCCACATCTTGTGGCTGTTTCTGTGGCTGCTGCGGCGTAGCTTGTGCAGCCTGCGCGGCTTGCTGTGCTTGGGGTAAAAATTCTTTGTACTTACCGCTTTTATAAACTGACCAAGCGCCAAGACCTTGACTACCTAAAATTTGTTTAGCAGCCTTGACGTTAGTTGTTGGGTCAAATAACTGGCTCTCTTTTTGAAGGCCAAACTCCTTCATCCGTGCAGGTCCAAGTCCACCGTGCATGTTGACTTGAAACAATCCGTAAGATTTATCAAGTCCTTCGGGATTGAATGCCTGCGTGCGACCTCCTGATTCTGCCATCGCAATGGCAGTCATCGTTGGTATCTTGTCCTGCGGAAATCCTTGTTGTTTTAACAGGTCCGCGATTTGCTGTGGATTTAGCTGCGACATGATGGAACTAGACTGCTTGGCGTTAGCGGAAATCGGTAGAAAGCATGAGCCTAGTGCCCACAGCAACATCGGCAGGACCAGGGAGGGCTTGGATAAATTCAGCACCTTCCCGATTAAACCTGTACCGAGCTTGCTCGGGGTTTCGGTAATTCGGAACATAAAGATGTAGGGCTAATCGATCCGTCTCGTATATGTAAATTGCCGTCCAGGTTTTCAGCGTGTCTCTAAAATCAGAGGTTGCAATCGTACGATCGACGTCGCCGGCTATGCTTTCGATACGACTCCTGGGAACAGTATTGTTGTTCACACTTCCAGTCATGTCAGTGCGCTTCTCAGCTTCGTCGCACCGACTGACTTGTTCGACAATTTTCGAATACCAGAACGAATCCGGGATGTTGTTGACAGCTTCTTCAAGACGCGCTAAGTCACCTGCCGGAATAGACGTGGTGTTATAACCAAGGTGCCAGCGAACTTTAGACTTGAGGAAGTTATCGAGTTGCATTACTCAAAAGAAATGCGTTATTGGATACAACTCTCTAGTTATACCCAATAACACACTAGCACGCGCAAATTATCACTCAACCCGGACCAGGCTATCTTTAAACATTTCGTCCCAGTCAATCCGCTTGATTGATTTAAGTTGATCCAATCGAGTGAATTTCTCGCCAGGAAGAGAAAGTTGTAGATCTTTGATATCACGCGCTGTTTTAAGTCCAACTCCAGGGAGCGCGTCGGCAATCTGTCGAGCGCTTGCAGTATTGATATTGATACGCGTATCAAGAGGGAACGTTTCCCGTTGGGTCGGTTTCGGCGGCTTGACTCCTTCCGATTCAAGTTGGACGGTCAGGCGTTCTTCGGTGCGAATCTTTTCATTTGTGGCCTCCAGATGCGGCGTCAAATCAGCTTCATTGACGTATAAAACCTCATCTTGCGAGTCGATGCACATCACAATGTCTTCACCATGTTTGGAGATCATCTCTACAAGACCTCCAGTCAGGCGGTATTGATACAGCATTTTTGTTAGTTGAACCTTCGCTTAGCTTATCAAAATAAATCCTAGATGCCTAGACACAAAAAACGGACCTCGAAAGGTCCGTTCGTTGCATCTTGGAGTTACGATCAGATGTCGTCTCCGCCCACCTGCGAGACGAAGTCGATGTACTCGTTGATGGACTCCCAAGCGGCCGCAGCGGCAGGACGGAGGTAGTTCACACGGCACACCAGGTAGCCAGCCTTGCCAGCATCCTTATCGGTGGAGCTAATGAACACACCGTCGCCATCCACGGTAGTGGAGGTCACACCGTTCACGTTGAACACCTTGAAAGTGGTGTCCGCAGTGACCTTATAGAACATCGAGTTAGCAGCATCCTGATCGTCGATACCAGCAGTGGTAACAGCAGTCCAGAACGGCAGGTCAGCAACAGTGGTGTCACTCAGACCTTGGGCAAACAGCGAGCTAGTAGCGCTCACAATGGCGCTAGCAGCAGCAAGACCGTTGGCTTGAGTCGAAGGCACGCCGAAAGGAGCGCCAGCGTTGTTAGGACCAAGCAGCAGACCTTCGGTAGAAGTACCACCGATGTCAGCGGTCACAGGGGAGGCAGGGAAACCAGCCAGACCACCAGCGGGCAGGTCCTGAGCCACGGCGATAGAAGCGCCGTAAACATAAGCAGGACGAGCAGAGGAGGCTTGCACCACCAGGGAGGTGCGATTGTCACGCACCCGGTCATCAGGACGACGATCAGGCGAGGGAACAATAATGTCGAAGCTCTTAAAGGAAGCTTTGTCTGCGGCAAGGTTATCAATCTTGACGTAGCCAATCAGCTCAAAAGCTTCTACGCCAGGCCAGGCATAAACACCTTCGGTGTTATAGGAGGACAGGCGGTTGATTTGGTTACCGGGTTGCAGGATTGCACCGGCTTCTTCTTTGTAAGCAGCCATTAGTTAGGTACCTCCTTTATCACTCAACGATGGTGAAGGCAGTGGTAATGAAGTCCTTATTCAGGTTAGCAAAACCGGCGTACAGCTGCCAAATCAGGATGATAAAGCGACTGAAATCGTCGTTATTGTTGATAAGAACCTGTGCATTGGGACCGCCAATACCTACACCGACAGCCTGAGGACCGAAGAACAGACCAGCAGGGGTGGTGCGAGTTGCAGCGCCGCCGCCACTGCCGATGTCGACGGAGATACTCTTGTCGGGGAAGTTGGTGGATTCGAAGAAACGCACACCTTCAAACACGAAGCCAGAAGGCATGACGGGTTCACCAGCCACGAACTGCGCTTGACCGAACTGACCGCCACCGTACAGAGCAGCGTTGGGGGCCATCATTCCCATCAGGGGATTAGGAACACCAGTGCCAGGATAGCGGGCCACTTCGCGGAAGCCCTGGTCAGCACGCAGATCCTTCATGAAAGAGGGATCAGCGATACAACGGTAGTAGCCGTCAGCGAACACGGGGGTGTTACGCTTACGCAGCTGCTTCACAACCTCAAGAAGGTCGGTCTTGACGTTGAACTTGAACCGCTCAGAAGCGTACTCGGTAGCGGTATAGTTGTTGAGCGCAGTCGCGGAAGATTTGGTCTTACCGTTGGGGTAGTAGTAACCACCCTGGCTATCAGAAGCAGCACCGCGAGACTCAGCCTTGAACAGCTCGTCCAGGAACACACGATCGCGCCAGCGGCGATAGTCGTCCAGGAGAGTCAGCGAACCGATGGACTGGTGGAACATGTTAAGGTTCCCGGTGTCCAGCAGCAGACGCTGAGCGGTCATCAGAGTCTCACGAGCAATCTTAAAGGTGCTCGGGAGGTTAGTATTGTTCGGGTCAGCGGGACCGGTGTACTCACGCAGAGACACCAGCACCTTATCTTTTACGATAGACCGGCTATTAGCAGTACCGATGGTTTGATCCTGGGTACGCTCACGGCTAGTTTTCGTTCCAGGGCTACCCCAGAAACGATAACGGTCAAGTTGAACGGTTTGACCCGGCTGTTTGGTGAAGTCGTGGACGACTACTGGCTCGCAAGCCATCTCCACGATATAAGCTGGATGGGGGCGGTACAGCTCCGCACCCAACAGCTTGGGAAAGTCGTTCTCCTGATCTCCAATTTCTTGAAGGGGTGGACTATCTCTTCACCCTGTAAGGGTGCCGGGCGCTAATGGCGTGTTACGAATGAAGCGTCATTCACCGCCTAGTCTCTGCACCTTCCAACTACGAACTTAGTTGGCTTGGCTCAGGATTACCCTCGTCTTTACGTTAGGGCTTCCCTGAATTCACCCGGTTTTCACTGATCAGTTGCCTAATCAGGCGACAACGTTGAGTACTCAGGTTAAGTGCTACAGTATCGGAACAGCTGTTTATGAACAACGTGAAGCCGAAACTGGTTCCTGGATTTGAAAACCTTTACCTAGATGAGCTTGGGCAACCGTACCAAAAAGAAGGTGATTGCTTTGTGAAACTCACCATCAGCTCAACAAGTACTTATGATCGCGTTTCTGTATCCGTTGATGGGAAAAAGATTCGCTACCACGTACATGTTTTAATGGCTATAACATTCCTCGATCTAGATCTAACTCTACATGGAATTAAATCTGATTCGCTTCAGGTAGATCACAAAGATGGCAATAAAAGAAATAATTCTCTTAGCAATCTTGAGGTCGTTACCAAAAAGGAGAACTATGACAGAGCCTTAAAGGCCGGTCGGTACTCAAGAAACGGTTATGCCAGCAAAGGCTCGGCGAAAAAATCTCTTAGGAAGTTTTCCGAAGAAGATGTGGCTTTAATCAAACAACTTAGGTCTGCTGGTCTTTCGTATAGAAAAATAGCAGAGAAGTTTGGTTGCAACCATTTAGCCGTTTATCAAATCATAAAAGGGAGCACCTATCAGGATCTGAGTTAGCTATCGATGAACATGTTGGTAATTCAGCGGGGTATGTGGCTGAAACCAGGATCTGGAAGATCCCTGGAGCAGAAGCCAACGAAAAAACTCGGTGCTACTGCGGGCCTGGAACTTCCGTCCCATTGATAAAATTATACCCTGTGTTTATCAATCCGGATTATTAAGCTTCCGGATTCACCATCTGACCAAAGTTGTAGCCGCTGATCATATTGCCAGGTGAATAAGCCATTGGAGCCATATAACCAAGTTCACGATACGGATTGACGTAGCCATCTGCTGGCTGCATATCCACTTGTTCTGCTTGGATCTCAGGATCAATTAGCTGTGCTTTCGCCATCTGAAGAGCAGCCTCAAGCTCAAGAGTGCGTGCCCCAGCCTGCTGTTTACGCGCCTTAGCTTTCTTAACGGCTTTTTCTTTTTTCATTACTTTTAACCTCTTTTAGAGTTATTGGCGGCTGGTAAACCCATAGGTAGCATCCCAAGCGCTGGCATCCCTCGCAAACGTGCGTATTGCTCATTTGTGAGGATATTATTTTGTGTTATTTCAGCAGCGCTCTGATTTTGCGCCGAAAGCAGCGCATTGCCAGGCAGCGGAGACCCCGGAAGATTTAACTTCAAGTAAGCGCTATCGAGGTCCCGTGGCATCGAAGGAGCGGGTGCATTTGTCGTGCCAATTACACGACCGGCAGTAGCATCACGCATTGCTGCGTACTGATCGACTCTACCAGCCTGCACTTGAGAGGCTAAGTTAGCAGCACCAAAAGTATACAGAGCATCTGATCCGACCGGCCCACCTGCGGTTCCGACATTAATCAAAAATTGCTCAGCTCGTGCTCTGGCACTACTCT